GACCACCCTTCTAACTTGAAGTTTGGAGCAGATAGAGTACGGTTGGCTGTTTCTCCGCACTCACATCGAAAACTTGTTGTCTCATAATCAACAAGTCTTTCAGTTTTATGCCCATTTGCACAGGCAAAATCAAACATTCTTTTCATTCAATTCCTCAAAAGCTCGTTCGCTGACCTCTTTCAAGGTTTTCAGCCAAGTCAAGATGGAAAGTTCACCTTTGCGAAACTGCAAGGTCTTTTCATCAGGAATTACGCTTATATTATTGAGTGACTCTATCATATTGTCAATATCAATAGTTAAATCTTTCCAACCATCCATTCCCATCATGGAAAATCGGTCTTCGTAATACTTTTGTAGTTCAGGGGTCATACTGACTCCAGCTTCTCTTCGATATTCTTGTGTTACCAATTCATTGCCGCTACATCAGCGGCGCGGTCAGGGTAGTCAGCAAGGTATTGCTCCTTGTCTGCTTGCCGGTATTCCTTTGTTGTGCCAGCAACATATGAATACAATTTGCCGCCCACTAAAGGTGCGCCATTTGCGGCAAAAAATTGTTGTTTGGGTGTGGGGGTCAAGATAGCCATTGTCAGTATCCTTCCAAATCGAAGTCCATAGTATAGATGCCCCATGCCACAAGAGCAATCAACGCAATGATTGGTATGGTAAAGGTAAGAATAAAAAAGATCATCAGCTTAACCTGTAGATTGTAAAAGTGTTTGTTGCCGTGCGGCGTATTCTGAAATGCGCTGATACACCTGTGGCAATTGTCAGCCCACCTAGAGTCGTATTACCGTTAGCTCCAATAGTAATAATTCCAGTTGCCGTATTGATAACCCACCAATCTAAACAAACATTGTTACTTGCCCAACTTAACGCGCCTTCAATGTTTGTGCCTGTTGGTAAAGTTATGGTGTATGTCGTACCTGTGGTATTCAAAATACCTGTAACCAATTCAGCGCCAGTCAACGTTGCCGCAGCAGCTTTTGAAGCAGGAGCACCTTGATAAGGAAGGATTGGTGCGGTTAATTGCTGCAAATAGCCTGCGCTGTCAATCCTCATACGTTCAGTAGTTGTACTTGCGCCGTCAGCAGTCGTGTTGAAAGTAAGACGACCAGGCATATCGTTTGTGCCAGGAGTGCCGTCTACATTTGCACCAATAAACGCAGCTAAAATGCCTCCATTAGACGCATAGTCTGCTGCGCCATCATCGCCATACCAAGCAATAGTTCCAAGAGAATCCCCATTTTGAACAATTGTTGATGAGCCGGGAGTCGCATTTCTTGATTTTAAAAATTGAAACCTTGCGCCTGTTGCGTTGTTATCAAAACGCGCCATAGTTTGACCAGATGCCCCAGCAGCGCCAGTCAACTGCGTTTTTAGATCTCCACCGATACCAATCGATAGACTTGCGGTATATCCGTTGATAACCCGCCCAGCCGCATCAATAACAAACGGTGAAGCATCAGGATTGGTACTGTCCTCAACCAACAAAGCATTGCCAGTGCCAAGTTGAGTGATGCGTAGGGCGGCGTTGGTGTTGTCGGTAATTTCAATAACAGCGTTGGCGCTGCCAGTTATGTTTGTAAACTTACCTGTAGTTGGCGTAGTGGCCCCGACCGTGCCGTTAATATTTATCGACGCTGTGCCGGTCAAATTAGTTACGGTGCCACTAGAGGGTGTTCCTAACGCGCCGCCGTTAACGATAAACGCACCTGCAATGCCTGTATTTACCCCTAAAGCGGTTACTACCCCAGTACCTGTGGTAATTGTTGTTGGGGCCGCGCCAACACCACCGCCCACAACCAATGCGTTTGCGGCTAAAGCCGCAGAACTCGCCCAAGTTGATGCACTTGAAAAGTAAACAACCCCGCCGCTAGTTCCAGCAACCGTCAAGCCCGGTGTGGTGGTTGCCGTAGCAACTGTAATCAAACCGCCAGTAAAACTAACGCTGGTAACCGTTCCTGCGTAGGTGCTACTCCAAGTTGGCGCTCCTCCAGTAGTAGCCGTCAATATTTGGCCTGTTGTACCCGCAGCGGTAAAGGCATACGCCGTACCCGTGCCATAAGCCACGCCGTAGGTCGTAGGCGTCGCTGCGCCGTTTGTGCCGCCGTTGGCGATAGCCAAGGTGCCTGCGAGGGTGATAGCGCCTGTGGTGACCGCTGCTGGCGTCAAGCCAGTTGCGCCGCCTGAAAACGACAAAACGCCAGTGTTGGCAATAATCACATTGCCTGTAGCACTTGATACTGAAATGCCTGTGCCAGCAAGATTGGATAACACACCTGTGTTGGCCAACGTAATGGTGCCAAGGCCATTGGTGACTGAAATGCCAGCGCCAACACCTAACGTGTTTAGGGTATACCCTGTACCGTTACCAATCAGCAGTTGGCCGTTGGTTGGGATAGCGGATAACCCTGTGCCACCACTAGCGACTGGAATAATGCCTACGCCGCCGCCAACAATGTTGTACAGACTGTAAAACCACCGATACCATTCACGCGAGACTGCCCCCGTGCGTTCGTCAATAATCGGCACCCGTGGAGGCGTGATTTGGGTGGCGTTTGGACTGGTGGCCATAGTCAGGCATTGGTCGGGCTTATGATCAATTCTGCCCCCATGATGGCTATTTTGTTGGGGTCAGTGCCACTGAGTTCATACACACGGTCACGCAACTTGAGCGTCATGCCTAGCCTGCGCCAGAAAGTCCTGTGCCCATATGCACCAATTTTGCCAATTGATGACCAGTGTTCGTTTGAATATGTGTGACCGCCGTCGTCTGACCAGCGCAACATGACTTTGGGGTCATAGCCTGGCGCGGCGGAATAGCTTGTTGTTACCAACTCGTACCCGCTAATGTCGGTATCCGACAGTTCATATTGTCCTAGCGGTTCAAAACCGTCCCCCGCTTCGGTGGTTAATGTATCGCCTGATTGAGTAACCAAAAACGGCTGCACGTATTCAGCCACAAGGTTTAATCCTGATTCAGTGTCGATGTTTTCGCTGTCGTACGCAGGGTATAGATTTAAACCTACGCCTGCCTCGCAGTCCAACTGTAGGCTGTGATGCGCTGTGCGTTTAAGGTTGTTTGTGCCGGTAGGTAACGCCCGCCATGACCGCAACCACTTTTGGATGCCACCATTGTCAGCGTAGATGTCTAAGTCAAACGTGTAGATGTTGCCGTTCTCAAAGTCGCCAACAATAATGTTGCCGCCAAAATTGCATTGGCAATTGCTGCGATGCCGCATAAACTCGCCGTTGTCAAAGCCAGCACGTTCATGCCATGCTTGGGTAGACACGTCGTAAACCCATGTGGCGTTGCCGCTAGGAAACGTCAGCACATAAAAAGCATGGCCTTCTTGCTGATATGTGTAGGCAATGGCGTCCGAGATGTTGCCGTACTGGGCAATGGCGTACTCAATGGCGTGGGTGGAAATACGAACACCGGTATAACCGTTGGCGCGGTAGACGATACCTTGGCCACGGGCGTCGGTGCCCAACCAAAACAGACCGTTGTCCATCTTGGCAATGGTGTACGCAGACACGCAGCCGATCTCGTTAAAAGCGCCTTGGATGCGGGTCAAAGGAAAATCAGCAACACCTGAGTTGTACCAAACTTCAACAGAATCAGTGCCAAACACCCACAATTCGCGGTGGTCGGCAATGATGCCCACCACGCCATCGGGTGAGCCTTCCGCGCTTGCAAAATCTAGCGGATCGACCGAGGTGCCGTCCAGCAATTGCGACACCCAAATAAATTGGCTGTTTGGCTGGTTGAACACAAAGTAACCGTCAAGATACGCCACCGTCACCGCGCCAGCAAAGTCAGGGTCGGTGATCTGAGCAAATACGCCGGTAACTTCGTTGTATATGAAACCGTCGGGATTGCAGGCCAAAAATAGTTGCGTTCCATTGTCGGCAATACTTACAGGGCCTGTGCCAGTCACTGTGCCCAGCAGCGTAGGTGTGGCCGTCAAACTGGTCAGTTTATAAAACTCGTTGCCAGACACAACATAGAAGTCGGTGCCATTAGTCTGGTGTGCCCACAAGGCGCGGATTGGGCCTGTGCCCACGGTTTGCAAAAAGTTGAGGCCAGGGGCACGGTTGAGAAAGCCAGGCTCCTTGCCGCCTTCGGGGATAACCTCTGGGAACAGATTGACCATGCGGTTGTCCGCAGCGTTGATACTGCGGGCAACATACGCTGATCCAAGAATTGGCGTTTTCATGCAGTGTAACTTGGGTACCACTTGGTTGTTGTAGCGTCGTAAGTCATTGTGAGTGCCTTACTAACCACTGCGGTGCCAGCTAGCGCAATATTGCCTGCTGTTGTCCATGTAAATACGCCAGTTGGGATCAAAATAATTGAACCACCACCAGCAGAAATTGGACTTGGTGCCGTAATAGTCACAACTGCCGTTGTTCCTGAAACAAAAGCAATCGGCGTTGTTGGAGCGATTGTTGTTGCGCTTGCAACCGTTGGTGCCGCCGCGCTTACTGCATTAAAGCTACTCAGTACAAGGCTTGTGCCTGTGGCTACACCAATGACCGGCGTGGTCAATGTTGGTGAAGTCGCAAATACAGCGGAGCCGGTGCCTGTTTCGTCAGTCAAAGCAGTTCGCAAATTGGCGCTACTTGGTGTTGTCAAGAATGTGGCTACACCTGCCCCCAAGCCACTTACGCCAGTCGCAACAGGCAAACCAGTGCAATTGGTCAACGTACCACTTTGTGGCGTCCCAAGCACAGGAGTTACCAAGGTTGAATTGGTAAACAATAGCGCATTGGTAACTTGTTTTGTTGTGCCCACTTGGACAATAGGCAAAATGTCGGTTGTAGCCGCAGAAGTGGCTACAGGAAGGGCTGAAATTGCGATGGTGGCCATGTTAGTAGTTTCCTGCAAAAATGTTAAAGCGTTGACGGGATGACACGATAGCGTAAGGCATAGACATAATGTCGTCAGGATTGTTGATGCGCTTCAGATTGCGCTTGCTGGTCATTGCAATCCGTTGGACTTGGGGGCTTGGCTCGACGCCAAACTCAGGCGCAATCTCCATCGCCAAGTTGTAGGTGAACGCCCGCAAATAGCCTGGTGGAAACAAAATATTTGTTGCCAAATTGGCTGGCTGAGTCAGTTCTTCCACCGAAACAAAGTGCCATTCCAAGTCCCGTGTGGGCTTGGGGTAAATGGTCATCGTAACGTCAGGGTAGGTCATGTTGACAAAAATGACCTGTGGGTACGTTGACGTTACGGTTTTGACTGCAATACCATCGTATTGCTGTTGATTGATGAACTTGATGCCGTAAGACACATTGGTGCCTGCATCGCGGTAGTAAGTGGCGTCATCCAACAATATTGGCCGGTTACCTACAAAGTTACCTGTGGGGCCAAGGGTGCGGTTAATCTCACCGGCAGGCCAAGTAAACATCTGATCTTGGGTGCTAAAAACCGATAGGCGCTCGGTGTTCCATGAATCAATCATCTGATTCAACGCCATCAGTGAATCTTGAGACACAGACGCGGAAGTTGTTTCGCCTTCAGCCAATACGCCAAGCAATCGTAATGCTCTATTGATTTGATCGCCAGCGGTATAGATGGCCATGTTTATGCTCCTTGTTCGCCCACCTCTGTGGGTCGGCTACGACGACGTTTGACTTCCAGTGGAGCCACCTCAACAGGCGTGTCTAAAGTATATCGCACCCAGCCATTTTTTTCATCTTCTACGGCTTCAAGTTCCATGGTCGCAACCTTGGCACCGTGAACTTCATGAGACATGTAAATAACAGCCATAGTTTAAGAGGGGGCTGTTTAGGCCCCCGTTTGGTTTAGGCAGTGATGCCGATGTTTTTCAACGCAGTACGAAGCGCATTGATGGCGGTTGCCAGCTCAGTTCCCGTAGCAGTGTTGGTGACAGCAGTGATGGCCGCAGCTTGTGTAATTGGCGTGGTTCCGTAGAAGCCCGCAGTTCCACCAGTTTTGCCCATGATTGCGCCGTTTAGTTGCGCGTCTTCAAACGCGACGCCTACAGCAATAGTATTTGGCATGATTTTTTTCCTTTAAGAATAAGGGCCGAAGCCCCTATTTAGGTTTAAGCAATACGATACAAAGTGTATGCAGCGTCGCCTGTTTTGCGGAACATGAACTGCGCTGCGCCACCAACACCTGCCGCACTGCCAGTAATAGCAACAACCAAGTTGCCAACCGCAGTAATGCCAGTTCCAACAGCCATCGTGATGAGGCCGGAGGAAGTGCCGAGGTTAATAACAGTCAAATTGAACGTGCTGCCAATTTTTGCGTTAGTTATGACCGCATCAATTGCGGTTGCCGTTGGCAAAGTGTACGTAGCAGCGCTTGTGGAGGGGTTACCCACCAACAAGTTGCCCGTAATTTGTGCAACGGTCAGGGTTGCGGTTGCGGTTGCGGTTTGTTGAGCCGCTGTTGCATACAAGTCGATTTCGTTTAGGTTGCCGTCACCGACTTGGTATCCACCGCCAGAATTAGGTAATGCCATGATAATTTTCCTTAAAAAGAGTTACGAAGACAGGGGCCAAAGCCCCCAATCAATTTAGCCCCACATGCGGCAGGCCATTTGTGGACGAATTGTGCTGAAGCCATACAGAACGTCAATACGGCAAGGCATACGGTCGTTGTTGATGTCGTACTGACGAACAACGCGCAAGCTGATACCGTTATGAACTGCGCGAGCAGCCATATCGACGCCTTGAGGCAACAACAAGTCGGCGGTCGCAAAAGTGATCGCGTCTTTGTGGTAGATCAAGTTTTGTGGGTACTGAGTGCTGGCTGTACCGACAAACACGACGGCTTTGCTGGTAGCAGGCAAAGTCAACATGGTAGCCAAAGCATGGTTAGCTGAGTACATGGCCGCTACAGTAACGGTGGCAGTTGTAGTGGTTGTTGAAGAGGCCAAAGCAACAAACTGGAACAACGAACCTGTGGATTCACGGGTTTGTGGGTTCACAGCGTAGCAATCAGCAATCGTAAACACGTCACCAACAGCGATAAGTTCACCAGAGCCGACAGTCAATGTCAGAGTAGATGCACCTTCAGTTGTCACAGCAGCACCAGTGGTGTTGCCAGTGGCGGCGCGAGTGCCGGTGGTGTGTTGCTTGATTGACTGAGACATGTTGACTTCATCAAAGCCCAACACGCCAGTGCCCATCATGCCGTTTTTGAACTGCTTGCTGATGGTGTCTGTAGGATTAAACAGACCTTTCATGCCTTCAACCAAGCCAGCGTTAGCGGCTGGGTTGACGGTAGCGTAACGTGGTGACATCACGGCAGCGTTTTCGTTCAGCTTCTGTTGGGCTTGCAACAAGACCAAAGAAGTTGAAGGAGTGGTGCCTGGGGTGCCAACGGTGTTACCGATGGTTTTGTATGCATTGGCAACGTCAGCATCAATGCTGGAGGCCAACTGGCTGATACGAGGCTTCAACACACGCTCTGCGAAGTCGTCCAATTGCATGGTCAATTCAGCAGATGTGAAGTTCACGCCAATGTGCTTTTGTGAAGCAACAGTCAAAGTGGTGAACTGTTCGTTGTCGTCCTGAA